GCACCTGAACGACATCTACCTGTTCCTCAATGCAGCCGAAGCTGCCGCCCCGGAAAAAGTGACCCCATGAGCATCTCCCTCTCTGACATCGCCGCGTCGACCTGCGGGCCGCCGCGCATCCTGCTCTACGGCGTGCCGGGCATCGGCAAGAGCACGCTGGCCGCCGCCGCCCCGGCGGCGGTGGTGATCCCGGTCGAGGACGGCCTCACCAAGATCAAGGTGCAGACGTTCAATCACGCCAAGCTGCAGCGCTATGAGGACGTGTGCGACGCGGTGAAGGCGCTGCGCGACGGCGAGCACGAGCACCAGACCTGCGTGATCGACGCCGGCGACAAGCTCGAGCCGATGCTGCAGAACTACGTCTGCCGCACGGTGAAGACCGAGAAGGGCGCCACGCCCGCGAACATCCACGCGTACGGCTTCCACAAGGGCTTCGACCACGCCCGCGACGAGTGGGGGCGGTTCCTGGACCTGCTGACCACGCTGCGCGACCAACGCGGCATGGCGACGATCCTGGTGCTGCACAGCACGGTCGCGCACGTCGACTCGCCCGACGCCGAGCCCTACGACCGGTACCAGCCCGGCATCGAGAAGAAGAGCGAACCGCAGCTGCGCGGCTGGGCCGACGCGGTGCTGTTCTTCAACTACGAGATCTCCACGATCGCCCAGGACGCGCGCCGCGACGACCGGCGCCGGGCGGTCGGCAGCGGCCAGCGCACGCTGCTGACGCAGGAGCGGCCCGCGTGGTACGCGAAGAACCGCTACGGGCTGCCGCTGTCGGTCCAGGTAGCCAGCGGCAACAACATCGACGAGGCGACCGCGGCGGCGGCGGCGGTGTGGGACAACGTGCTGCTGCCGGCGATGGCGCCGGACGCGGTGCCCGAGGAAGAAACCGCCGGCGAGCCTTCCGCCACGCCGGCGAACGTGTAAGCGTCTGTCTGTCTGAACCAACCAACCAACGAAACGAAAGAACGAGACTGAACCATGGGCAACATCAACTTCGACGCCAGCAAGGTCGCCCCGAACGAGGTCCCCCCGCCGATGCCGACCGGCTGGTACGTCATGCGCATCATCGGCGCCGAGATGGACAACGAGAACGCGAGCGCCGGCGAGATGCTGAAGCTGGAGCACGAGATCGACGAGCAGGTGCACCCCGAGTTCCACGGCCGCAAGGCTTACGCGAACCTCTGCCTCGCGCACCCGACCAGCCAGCAGGCGCGCGAGATCGCGCAGGGCACGCTGTCGGCGATCTGCCACGCCATCGGCAAGATCCACATCACCGACACCGAGCAGCTGCTCGGCGGCCGGCTGCAGGTGCGGCTGGTCGCGGTCGGCCCGCAGGAGCGCGCCGGGCGCACGTTCGACGCGCGCAACGAGGTGAAGGGCTACAAGCCCGTCGAGGGCAACGGCGCCGCGCAGACCGAGAAGCCCGCGGCGCAGAAGCCGGCGGTGCCGCCCGCGACGACGGGCAAGAAACGCACGGCGGGCTGGAGCAAGTAGCTACACCGGGGGCGCGGGCCGCCTGCCGGCTCTTAGGCGTGACGGCAGCTCCCTCGGCTCGCGCCCCCTTCACCCCAAACGCAGAGGTACTACCATGGCCCCAATTCCCCTGGCCCCGAGCAGCGCCGACGCGCTGCTGGCCGCATACGAGAGACGCGCGGCCGACGCGGCGCCCGGCAGCGACGGCGACTGGCGGCGCGACCACCTGGGCGCGTCGCTGCTCGGCCACGACTGCGACCGCTACTTGTGGCTCACGTTCCGGTGGGCGCACGATCCGAAGCACAGCGGCCGCATGCTGCGGCTGTTCGATCGCGGCAACCGCGAGGAGGCGTGGATCATCGACGACCTGCGCGCCGCCGGGTTCCACGTGCACGATCGCGAGCACCAGCCCGCGTGCGTGCTGCGCCGATGGCGGGAGGTCGTCCCCCCGTCGGACCACCCGGAGCCGACGTGCGACTGCAGCGACGACGGCCGCGGCCACCAGCTGCGCGTCGCCTTCGGCGGCGGGCACGTCGGCGGCGGGCTCGACGGCATCGTGACCGGGCTCCTGGAGGCGCCGGCGAAGCCGCACGTGCTGGAGGTCAAGACCCACAACAAGAAGCAGTTCGAGAAGCTGCTGGCCGACGGCTGCAAGCGCACCAAGCCGATGCACTGGGCGCAGGCGCAGGTCTACATGCGCGGGCGCGACCTCGACCGGTGCTACTACGTCGCGGTGTGCAAGGACGACGACCGCATCTACACCGAGCGCATCCACCTCGACCGCCAAGCGGCCGACGACCTGATCGCGCACGGCCAGCTGATCGTCGGCATGCCGCGCCCGCCGATGCGCATGGACCCGAGCTACCCGCCCTGCCGATACACCACCGCCGAGGGCGCGACATTCGACTGCGACTTCCACGCGCTGTGCCACGGCGCCGCGGTGCCCGAGCGGAACTGCCGCACCTGCATCGAGTCGCGGCCGGAGCCGCACGACAAGGACGAGGAGTTCGATGCCGACAGCGCGTGGCACTGCGCACTCCACGACGCGCCGATCACCCGCCTCGGGCAGCGCGCCGGCTGCGACAAGCAGCTGACGATCCCCGAGATCCACAACGCCGACGTGGTGCGCGGCGGCGTGGTCACGCGCACGATCACCTACCAGCGCGCAGACGGCACCCAATACACTGAAGGCAGCCCTAACAACCAACCAACCGAGAAAACCAAATGAGCACGACCGACGAACGCGCGTTTCCCCACTTCCCCGACGACGCCGACCTGCAGGTCCACCACGGCCCGGCGAAGCCCGCCCCGCTGCCGGTACCGCCGGCCCCGCCGCCGCTGTCCGAGCTGCAGGAGGACGCGGTCGAGTCGGTCGTCGACTGGCTCGCGAGCTGGCGCGAGCACCGCGAGCGGCAGGTGTGCCGGCTGTTCGGCTATGCGGGCACCGGCAAGACCACCATCGCGCGCGCGATCGCGCGCCGGGTGGGCGGCGTCGCGGTGTTCGCCGCATTCACCGGCAAGGCGAGCAGCGTCCTGAAGAAGAAGGGCTGCGAGCCGGTGTCGACGATCCACTCGCTGATCTACGCGCCGGTCGACGCCGTGCCGATGGTCGACCCGCTGACCGGCAAGCCGATGCTCGACGCGAAGGGGAAGGTCGTCTACGAGAACGAAGGCAAGCCGACGTTCGAGCTCGCCGGCAAGAACATGGCGGCGGCCACGCTGGTGATCATCGACGAATGCTCGATGGTCAACGAGGAGCTGGGCACCGACCTGCTCGGCTTCGGCGTGCCGATCCTGGTGCTGGGCGATCCCGCGCAGCTGCCGCCGGTCAGCGGCGCCGGCTACTTCACCAACGCGGAGCCCGACATCCTGCTGACCGAGGTGCACCGGCAGGCGCAGGGCTCCGGCATCATCCAGCTGGCCACCGCGGTGCGGCAGGGCAACCTGCGTCCCGCCCGCGGGCGCCACGGCGACGACGCCGAGGTGCTCGGGCTCGAGCAGCTGTGCGAGATCGACCCCAACAGCTACGACCAAGTCCTCGTCGGCCGCAACAGCACGCGCGCGAGCTGGAACAAGAAGATGCGCGCGCGCCTGGGCCGCACCGACCGCTACCCGATGCCGGGCGAGAAGCTGATCTGCCTGCGCAACCACAAGGCGACCAAGCTGCTGAATGGCGAGCTGCTGACGTGCCTCACCTGCGTGCCCGGCGAGGTCGACGCGCCGCTGGAGCTGACCGTGCGCCACGACAGCGGCCGCGTGCTCAAGGTCAAGGCGACCAAGCACTGCTACGACGAGGTCGACGGCGACCCGCCGTGGCAGGGCGACGCCGGGCTGGTCACCGACTTCGGCTACGCGATCACGGTGCACAAGAGCCAGGGGTCGCAGTGGGACCGCGTGCTGCTGCTCGACGAGTCGCGCGTGTTCCGCGAGCACGCCGCGCGGTGGCTCTACACCGGCATCACGCGGGCGGCCAAGTGGCTGACGGTGGTGCGGTGACGCGCGCCATGATCGGGACCTGCGAGTGGTACGTCGGCCACACCGTCGACGGGCGGTGCGGCCAGCCGCGGCCGTGCCCGAAGCACGACGCGGCGACCGTCGCAGTGAACGCCGCTGCGGCTTCGCTGCAACGGCGGATGGGCGCGATCGCCGCCCATGAGTGCGACCTGCGGGGGCAGGTCGAACGACTCGCCAAGATCATCATCGCCGAGTTCGGCGGGCCGACGGAGAGCGAGGGCGCCTGCGACACGGCGATCAGGATCATGCGCCGGCTCGCGGCCGAGCTCAGCACCGCCGAGTACCGCGCCGAGAAGGCCGAGGCCGACGCCCGCTGCGTCACGCTGACCGACGACGCCATCGCCACCGACACGTCGCTGTACCGCGGCAACTCCTGCCGCTACTGGTGGGACAAGGTGCAGGCTTACAAGGACGCGTTCCGCAAGCGCGACGATGAGATGCTACTAAGGCGCAAGACCGCGCAGGCGCTCGTCGCCGCATACGACGAGCGCGACCGGCTGCGCGCGACGCTCGACCGCGTGCGGACGACGCTCAAGGAGTCGACGTGACCAAGAAGCCCAAGAAGCCCAGCGCCGACTACCGCAAGGGGTTCGCCGCCGGCGTCGCCGCGCTGAAGGTGTCGGTCGTCAACAGCGCCGCCGCCGTGCGCATGATCCACGGCGCCGCGGTCTACGTGCTCGCCGACTTCCACCTCGAAAGCGCCGAGTCGGCGGCGCTGTCCGCACCGCCAGCGCCGAAGGATCCAACGTGACGTCCCTCTTCGACGGGCCGCAGTACGTCGAGCCCGACCGCGACGCGCGCACGGTGTCGCACCTGCTCTACCTGCTCGAGCGGTTCGGCGAGCTGCGAATCACACGCACGGTGAACCTCGACGGGCAGCGGCTTCGAGTCGTCGTCGGCTGCGACCGCGAGATCATCCCAGGCGTCGGCCCTGGGGTTCTCGGTGCAGACCTGCCGGCCGGCGGCGACGACAAGAACTGCCCGGCCGACCACGCGCGCACCGCCCTGCACATGGCGTTCGACCGGCTAGAGGCGCGGGCGCAGCGGGGGCCGACGTAATGGCACGCGTGCACAATCCGCGTGGTCGCCGGCCGCTAATGGCTCGATTGCTACATAGGGTCGAAAAGACCGACTTCGGTTGCTGGATCTGGATGGGCGCCAAAACGAGCGGCGGTAGCACCGCATATGGATCGATCTCGCTCGGCGGAAAGTGCCAACGCGGTAACTCGCCCGGGTTAGTGCATAGAGTTTCCTATGAGCATTATGTTGGACCGATTCCCAACGGGATGACAATCGACCACCTCTGCATCAACTCGCTGTGTGTCAACCCGCAACACCTTGAGATGGTCACCTGCAACGAAAACTCCAGCCGAGCGAACAAAGGGAAGATGCAGTGCTGGTCCGCCAACTACTGTCCACGCGGGCACCGGTCCGTCGTGGTGATGAACGACACGTTCTGCTGCAAGCGGTGCGGACTCGACGCTTCCGGCGGGATCGTGACGCCACCGGTGGGCATGCTCGGTATGAAGATGCTGTCGTTCCAGGACCAACCCAATGAACGGGCTGTTTGACAACGCCCCCGTGCCGCCGCGCGCCGTCGAGCTGCGCGACTATCAGACGGCCGCCGTCGATGCGCTGTTCGCGTGGTTCGACGCCGGCAAGGGCAACCCACTGGTCGTGCTGCCCACCGGCTCGGGCAAGAGCCTCGTGTGCGCCGCGTTCGCGCACGCCGCGCTCGAGTGCGCGCCGAAGACGCGCGTGCTGGTGCTGACGCACGTGCGCGAGCTGGTCGAGCAGAACCACGCCGCCATGCTGCGCGCGTGGCCCGGGGCGCCCGCCGGCGTCTGCAGCGCCGGCCTGGGGCGCAAGGAGTGGGACGCGCCGATCCTGTTCGCCGGCGTGCAGACCACGTGGCAGCACGCGAAGAAGCTCGGGTGGGTCGACCTCGTCGTCATCGACGAGGCGCACCTCGTCGGCTACCGGGACTCGGGCATGTACCGCGTGCTGCTGCAGGACCTCCGGGCCCTGAACGCCAACCTGAAGGTGATCGGGCTCACCGCCACGCCGTTCCGCACCGGCGAGGGCCGGCTCGACGGCGACGGCGGCCTGTTCGACGGGGTCGCGTACACCGCCGACCTCGCGCAGCTGATCAAGGACGGGTGGCTGTCGCCGCTGGTCACCAAGGGCACGAAGCAGGCGATCCCCACCGCCGGCGTGAAGAAGGTCGCCGGCGAGTTCGCCGAGGGCGACCTGCAGCGCGCCGCCATGGGCGGCGACCTCGTGCCGGCCGGCGTCGCCGAGGTCGTGGCGCGCGCCCAGGACCGCCGTAGCTGGCTCGTGTTCTGCTGCGGCATCGACCACGCCAACGCGGTGGCGCACCAGCTGGCGGCCGTGCACGGGATCCCGTGCGCTACGGTGTTCGGCGAGACGGACCCCGGGGAGCGCGACGAGGCGATCGCCATGTTCCGCAGCGGCGAGCTGCGCGCGCTGGTCAACGTCAACGTGCTGACGACCGGGTTCGACGCGCCGGGCGTCGACCTCCTGGTGATGATGCGCCCGACGTGCTCGCCCGTGCTGTACGTGCAGATGGTCGGCCGCGGGCTGCGCCGCGCACCCGGCAAGACCGACTGCCTCGTGCTGGACTTCGGCGGCAACATGCTGCGCCACGGGCCGATCGACTGCGTCGAGGTGCGCGCGCCGCAGAAGGGCGAGCTCGGGGTGTTCGCGCGCGAGTGCCCGAACTGCCAGACCCTGGTCGCCATCAACGTCGGCGTCTGCCCGACGTGCGGCTTCGAGTTCGCCGTGCTCGCCGGCGAGAACGTGCCCGACGTCGACAAGCGTCCCGACGAGGAGTCGATGCTGGTCGCCGGCATGCACCCCACGGGCGGCATCGAGCGGTGGCCGGTACGCGTGGTGCGGTACTTCCGCCACGAGCGCGCGGGCAGCGGCAAGCCGCCGTCGATGTGCGTCGAGTACGACTGCGGCGTCCACCGCAAGGCGCGCGTGTGGGTCTGTCTCGAGCACGCGCCCGGCAGCTACCCGATGCGCAAGGCGCACCGGTGGTGGCGCGAGAACGTCGTGGCGCAGCTCGCCGGCGACCCGGCCGGCGTCGAGCGCATGCGCGCGGCCGACGCGATGCCGGCGACCGTCGACGTGGCGATGGCGGTGCTGGAGACGCTGCGCATGCCGAACAGTACCCTGCCGCTGCGACTCGCAGATCCGCTGTCGATCACAGTTGACGTGCGCGGCGAGTTCCCCGAAGTGTTGGCCGTGCGGTTCGAGCTCGAGCCCGGCGAAGACCTGGGCGAGGCTGCGCCGACAACCGAGATCGACCACGAACAGATTCCGTTCTAAGGAGGGCTGTAATGATCACTAAGCGCAAAGGCTGGGCGGTGCTGCACCGCGAGGACATCCCGGACCACGCCGACCCGACGCGCACGTACCTCACGCGCTGGCGGCTGCTGCAGACGCCATGGTTCGCCCTCTACATGCACTGCATCCGCATGCCCGACACCGACCGCGCGCTGCACGACCACCCGTGGCCGTTCGTGTCGGTGGTGCTGCGCGGCGGCTACGACGAGGCACGGCCGGTGTGGCCCGCCGCGTTCGCGCGCTCGCCGCTGGAGCGGATCTTCGACGGCGTCCATGGCATCGACCCGCAGGACGTGTTCGTGCGGCGCCGGCGGCCGCTGTCGGTCGCGTTCCGCCGCGCCAGCGACATGCACCGCATCGTGCGGCTGCGGCGCACGCCGACCTGGACGCTGGTGATCACCGGCCGCAAGACGCGCACGTGGGGGTTCTCGACCGACGGCGGCTGGGTGGCGCACTACGAGTACTTCCGCGCGCACGCGCCGGCGCGCAAGTCGACGGCGGACTGCTGACGTGACGTTCACCTCGACCGTCGACGCCGCGCTGCAGTACGCCGAGCGCGGCTGGCCGGTGTTCCCGTGCAAGCCGGCGCCCGACAAGACGCCGCTCACCGAGCACGGCTTCAAGGACGCCACCACCGACAAGGACCTGATCAACAAGTGGTGGCGGCGCTGGCCGAAGGCGCAGGTCGGGCTCGCGTGCGGGGCGGCGGGCGTGTGTGTGCTCGACCTCGACGTCGGCGGCGGCAAGGACGGCGTCGCCGCGCTCGAGGCGGTGCGCGGGCTCGAGCCCACCGGCTGTGCGCTGGTCGCCTGCACGCCGCGCGGCGGGCGGCACCTGTTCTACCTCGCGCCCGACCCGCCCGTCGGCTGCGGGGTGGACGTGCTCGCCGTCGGGGTCGACGTGCGCGCCGACGGCGGCTACGTCATCCTACCGTCGCCCGCGAGCCCCGGGCGCGAGTGGGTCGAGGGCGACCCGTTCGCCGTGCACGACGACGGCACCACCGACGGCGCGCAGCTGCCCGCGTGGCTGCTCGCGCTGCTGCGCGGCACCGCCGATCGCCCGCCCGCCGGCAGCTCGGCCGGCGCGAGCCCGGGCGACCGCGCGCCGCTGCTGCTCACCGAGCAGCAGGTGGCGACCATCCGCGAGGCGTTGTGGCACGTGCCCAACGACGATCGCAAGGTCTGGTTGCGGATGGGCATGGCGATGAAGTCCACCGGCGCCGGCGAGCAGGCGTTCGCCGTGTGGGACGACTGGTCGCAGCACGCGCACCAGCCCGACGGGGCGGTGCACCCGAAGTACAAGGCGAGCGACCAGCGCAAGCAGTGGAACTACGTCGTCGAGTACCGGCTCGACGGCACCGAGGTGGCGATCGGCACGCTGTTCTGGACCGCCAAGCACCACGGCTGGTCGCCGCCGCTCGACCGCGAGCTCGAGGTCGACGTCGCCATCCTGCAGCTCGCCGACCCCAGCGGGGCGCCGGTGGTGATCGCCGTGCCGGACGCGCCGCCAGCTCACCGCTGCGCCGCCGTGCCCGATCGACCTGTCCGGCCCAGGCCTCCTGCACCGCATCGCCGGATGGGTCGCCAACTCGGCGCCGCGGCGGCTGCCGGCGCTTGCGTTCGGCGCCGCGCTCGCCACGCTCGCCGCGGTCATGGGCCGCCGCGTGCGCACCAAGACCGGGCTGCGCACGAACCTCTACGTGCTCGGGCTGGCCGAGACCGCGTTCGGCAAGGGCGCCACGCTCAACCTGCCGCGCACCCTGCTCGCGCACGCCGGCCTGGAGAAGTTCGTCGGCCCGGGATCGTGGAAGAGCGACAGCGGGCTGCGCGCCGCCGTGCAGGCGCAGGCGACGCACGTCGCGATGGTCGACGAGTTCACGCAGCACATGAAGTCGATGGTCGGCGAGCGCGCGCCCGCGCACCTGAAGGGCATCCGCACGCTGATGCTCGACCTGTTCGACAAGGCCGACAGCGTGCACTTGGCACCCGCGTACGCCGACCGCGAGAAGAGCAAGCCGGTCACGCTCGTCGAGCCGTGCTTCTCCATCTACGGGGTGGGGGTGCCGGGGCAGATGTGCGACGGCCTCGACCGCGGGGCACTGACCGACGGGTTCCTGAACCGCTTCCTGGTGTTCTTCGCCGAGGACGAGCTGCCGACGCGCCAGTGGGAGTGCGGCGGGGCACCGCCCGCCGACCTCGTCGCCGACCTCGTCGCGTTCGACAAGGCGCTCGAGCCCGCCGGCGTCGGCAACCTGCAGGGCAAGGGCAAGACCACCAGCCTCGCCGTGCCCACCGCGTGCCGCACCGTCGCGTTCGCCGACGACGCGTTCGCCGCCTGGAAGGAGGTCGGCGGCGAGCAGGACTCGCTGATCCGCCGGCTCACCAAGGACGGCGACCCGATGAAGGACCTGTGGTGCCGGATGGGCGAGCACGCCGGCAAGGTCGCGCTGGTCATGGCGGTCGCCGAGGACCCCGCCGGGCGGATCGAGACGCACCACGTTGGCAAGGCGAGGGATCTGGTGGTATGGTGCCTGACCCGCATGCAGTGTCTCGCCGAACGCCGCCTGCACGACAGCCGCTCCGAAGCGGAGGTGCAGCGCATGCTCCGGGTCATCGAGTCGGCCGGGCCGAAGGGCATCGCGATGAACCCGCTGACCCGGCGCACCCAGTGGCTGCGCCGCGGCGACCGCAAGGACCACCTGCAGACCCTGGTCGACGGTGGCGAGGTGGTGACCCCCCAGCGCCCCACCGGCAGCCGCGCACCCGCGATCTACATCGCCGCGAGCAAGCTTTCCGACGCCGAGTTGATGGAGATCACCGGCGCAACCAGCGTGGAGACCGAGACTTCCGGCGCGCAGCCGTCGGACGTCAACGGGCGTCAAGGGTCGGTTTTGACGCCCGAGAACCGCGCAAACCTCAACGGCGACCACACTTAGGACCGCCGGAAACCCAACGTCAACGTTTTCAAGGCAAACGAAGGTGAGAGGCAGCAGTACGCGCTCGTTTGGTCTTGAAAGTACTGATGTTGTGTGTGTGTGTGTTGTATGTGTGTGTGTGTTGGGTACTTGTGTGTGTGGTGAGCGTCAAGAATCACCCTTGACGGCCGTTGACGCCCGTGACGCCACACGGCGATCGGCAAATATTGCCGAGTGGGCGCCGTGACGGCCCGCACGTCGCGCCAGCGCCCGCCAGCGCCCTCCGCGTCGGGCAAGCGGCGCCCGGTCGCGCAGCGGGGCGCACAGGCCGCCACGCGCAGCCCTGGCGCCCCCGTCGAACCGCCAGAAAGCGCCGCAAAGGGCGCCGCGGATCCGCCCGCACCGGACAGCCGCATCGCCGCCCAGCTGCGCGCGCTCGCCGTCCCGGTCGCCGACCTGCACCCCGACCCCGCGAACGTGCGCCAGCACGGCGAGAAGAACCTCGACGCGATCTGCGCGTCGCTCGCCCGGTTCGGGCAGCAGAAGCCGCTCGTCGTGCAGCGCCGCACCTCGGTCGTGGTCGCCGGCAACGGCACCCTGCTCGCCGCGCGCAAGCTCGGCTGGACGCACGTCGCCGCCTCGGTCGTGGACATGACCGACACCGAGGCGACCGCGTACGCGATCGCCGACAACCGCACGGCCGAGCTCGCCGAGTGGCAGAACGACGCGCTGCTGCGGCAGCTCGAGGCGCTGCAGCGCGACGACCCGACCCTCGCCGCCGCGACCGGGTTCCTCGACGACGAGGTGCGCGAGCTCGCGTCGAAGCTCGGCGGCGACAAGGAACTCGACGACCCGGGCGCCGGGCCGCCGCCGGCGGTCGCCATGGCGCGCCTGGGCGACGTGTGGGCCCTCGGCGAACACCAGCTGCTCTGCGGCGACTCGACCAACCTGAAGGACGTGCTGCGCGTGATGGCCGGCGACAAGGCCGCGCTGGTCGCGACCGACCCGCCCTACCTCGTCGACTACACCGGCGAGCGGCCGAACGACTCCGGCAAGGACTGGACCGACAGCTACCGCGAGATCGACATCAAGGACGCCGACGGGTTCTTCCGCGCGGTGTTCAAGAACGTGCTCGAGGTGCTCGGGTCGCACGCCGCGATCTATTGCTGGCACGCGCACAAGCGCTGCGGCGACATCCAGCGCATCTGGCGCGAGCTCGGCATCCTCGACCACCAGCAGATCGTGTGGGTGAAGCCGACGCCGGTGTTCGGCCGCGTCTTCTGGCACTTCCAGCACGAGCCCTGCGTCATGGGATGGAAGCAGGGCGACAAGCCGGAGCACGACGGCGTGCACGAGCACGACTCGGTCTGGGAGTGCGACTGGGACGGAAAAGCGCGCGTCGTCGGCAACGAACATCCGACCGAGAAGCCGGTGGAGCTGTTCGTGCGCCCGATGCGGAAGCACACGAAGCCAGGCGATGTCGTGTTCGAGCCCTTCAGCGGCTCGGGCTCGCAGCTGATCGCCGCCGAGCGGTGTGGGCGCCGATGCAGGGCGATCGAGATCAGCCCGCCGTTCGTGGACGTCGCCATCCGCCGGTGGGAGACCGCCACCAACCAGAAGGCGACGCTGGTCGAGCTCGCCGGCGGCAAGAAGCCGAAGTCGGTGCAGACGTTTGCCGAGGTGTCCGTCGCGCGGTTCAAGGAGAAGGCGTGAGCAAGAAGCCGCCCAGCAAGCCCGCGAAGGACGACCCGGCCACCCGCCTGCCGAACGGCCGGCTGGTGAAGGGTCACCCGCCGCTGCCCGGCCAGGGCCGCCCGCCGGGGCTGCGCATGCGCACGCTGATCGAGCAGCGCAGCGCCGACGGCGGCATGCCGATGACGCTGCCCGAGACCATGCTCGCGGTCTACAAGTCGATGGTCGCGCGCGCGCTGAAGGGCGACGTGCCGGCCGCGAAGCTGGTCAAGGAGTGGGCGTGCGAACCCGACGACGCCGAGGCGCCCGGCGTCGTGGTCAACGTGCAGCCGGCGACCGCGAACGCGCCGCCGCCCGAGCAGATGACGCAGCTGATCGACGACCTGCAGGCGCTGCGCGACCGGGTGTGCCCGCCGGAGAAGCCGCAGAACGGCACGCACTGAGGCGCGCGTGGCCGAGGCCAACCGCGAGGTGTTCGAGCACATCTGGCCGGACATCCTCGGCAACCCGTTCCTGCCGCAGATGCCGCACCCCAAGCAGCTGCAGCTGCTCGCGGCGCACCGGTTCGACGACCGCCGCCCGGTGTTCGAGTGCCTGTTCGGCGGCAGCGCCGGCGGCGGCAAGTCGCGTGCGCTGCTCATGGCGTGCGCGCAGCGCGCGTGGCGGCACGGCCACTACCGCGGGCTGTTGCTGCGCCGCAAGTACGTCGACCTCGTGCGGTCGGGCGGGCTGCTCGACACCGCGATGCGCTGGTGGCGCCACGCCGGCGCGCGGTGGGTGGACGGCGCGCGCAAGTTCGTGTTCCCGAGCGGCGCCACCGTCGAGTTCGGCTACCACGAGCACGCGAGCGACGACGACAACTACCAGGGCGGCGAGTGGCACGACGTCGGGTTCGACGAGCTCGCGCAGTGGCCGACCGACGCCGCGTTCGACTGGTTGATGTCGCGTCTGCGCCGCGGGCCCAGCGACCCGCTGCGGCTGCGCCTGCTCGCCACGTCGAACCCCGGCGGCGCCGGCCACCAGTGGGTGAAGAACCGGTTCGTCGGCGGGCTCGACCCGTTCACCGGGCAGGTGATCGCGCCGCGGTCGCTCTACATCCCGTCGCGCATCGACGACAACCCCGGCGTGCGGTGGGAGGAGTACAGCCAGACGCTGTCGGGCATGCACCCGACGCGCGTGGCGCAGCTGCGCGACGGCAACTGGGACGCGCGCGACCCGGGCAACTACTTCCGCCGCGAGTGGTTCGGCCCGCTGCTCGACCCCGAGCTCGACGCGCCGCCGCGGGGCGAGTGCGTCGAGGTGCGGTGGTGGGACCTCGCGGCCAGCGAATCGCCGGACGCGGCGCGCACGGCGTCGGTGCGGATGGCGAAGTTCCGGCAGGGCGTGCGCGCGGTAGTGCACGCGTCTGCATTCCGCGCGACGCCCGGCCGCCGCGACGACCTGATCGAACAGCAGGCGCGCGCCGACGGGCCGACCGTCACCGTCGGCATCGAGGTGGAGGGCGGCAGCGGCGGCCCGGCGCAGTACGAGGCGCTGGCGCGGCGGCTGCGCGCGCACGGCATCCGCGTGGTCGGCGTGCGCCCGCGCCCCGGCGGTGAGATGTCCGAGCGCGAGACGGCGCTCACCATGCGGCAGCCGGTGCACGCCACCGGCAAGACCTCGCGCGCCGACCCGGTCGCGTCGTGCCTCGAGCGCGGCTACCGGCGTCGCGGCGAGTGCCCCGAGGACGGCTCGCCGCAGTGGGGCGTCGACGCCGGCCGCCCGATGCCGGAGCAACACGACGGCATCCGGCTGTATGCCGGCCCGTGGACGCAGGCCTACCTCGACGAGCTCGAAGGCTTCCCCGACGGCGCGCTGATGGACTTCGTGGACGCGACGAGCGGCGCGTGGTCGTGGCACGAGGCGCACCCGTTCGGCAGCGAGCCGCCCAGCGAGATGAAGCGCCGGCGCGCGATCACCCACGACACCCACCCCGACGACCGCGACGACGAGGAGTCGAAGCGCGACCGGTGGCGCCCGCTGTGACCGTCGGATAGGCTCCCTCCCCCATGGCGACGCCCCTGCGAGTGAAGTTCGGCGACACCGAGATCGAGTGCGGGTCCGTCGAGGTGCTGCACGACGTGCTTGCGGCGCTGCGCGAGCACGCCGGGCCGCCGGCGCTGCACCTGACCATCCCGCGGCCGACGGTGCCGACGCCGATCGTGGTCACCACGCCGCCGCGCGTGGCGCCGGCCGTGGTCGGGCCGAAGGTCGTGAAGCCAGCCAGCCCGCGCGCCGAAGCCGGCGCCGACCGGCTCGCGCGCGCGGCCAAGGCGATGGACGGCCGCGTGTTCTCGCCGGCGGTGCTCATGGCGGCGCTGCCCGACGAGTGGCCGTCGCCGGCCGCGGCGCACGCGTGGCTCAAGACGCAGCTGGAGAAGGGCGCCGTCGTGCGCGTCGGTGAGCGCGGTAACTACCGCGTGGCCGAGGCCGGCTGATGGCCACCGTCCCGGGCGTCCTGATCGTCGGCGACTTCTCGGTGCACGGCAGCACGCCGAGCTCGTCCATCGACGACTCGGTGAGCTTCGTCGGCGTCACGCAGGTGCAATACAACCGCGCCGACAAGCCGATGCGGGTCACGCCGGACAACCCGAGCACCGGCGCCCCGACCTCGGGATCGCTCAACTGGAAGCCGTGGTTCGACGGCGGCGCCGGCGACCAGCTGTTCGTCGTCCAGTCGTCGACCAACACCACCGTCACGATCACGCCGTCGCCGGGCTGGACCGTGAACCAGTGGGCGCCGACCGTGCAGCCCGGCGGCGCGCTGCGCACGTTCACAGTCACCGTCGTCAACTCCACCGGGCTCGGGTTCGTCGACCGCAAGCCGATCGCCAGCAACACGGCGAACCAGCTCACCATCAGCGGCGGCAACTGGGCCAGCAACCCCACCGGCTCGAACGGCATCTTCATCTCGCAGGGGCGGTTCCGCGACTACAGCATGGTCGCGGGCTGGCTCGCGTCGACCGAGATCGGCTCGCAGATCAGCACGCGCGGCGGCTCGAGCTGGCAGACGAACGGCCAGGGCATCGGCTACGACTCGGGGCTGATCCGCGACCTGTGGGAGAACGTGTGGCCGATCGCGCCCTACTTCCAGCTCGCGAAGTTCGGCGACGTGACGCCGATGACCAGCGCGTACGAGGACACCAACCACCTGTCGCGGCCGTCGTTCCTCGACCACCTGAGCCGGTATCAGGCGGCGTGGACGGCGCTGGCCAATGGCAACACGCTCAACTGGGAGCTGCTCATCCTCGACCAGTCGCAGAGCGACGTGCTCGACTGGCAGGCGAACCCGGCGCACGCGCTGAACTTCCAGACCGCGGTGCAGCAGACCATCGCGTGGTTCCGCAGCGCCGGCGTGCTCAACAACGCCAACCTGAAGGTGCTGCTGCTCTGCCACGCGCTGGAGATCAACAACGTCACCACGCCGACGGGGACGCTGTTCGCCAACCGGGCCATGCGCGCCGTCGCGGCGATCGGCACCAACGTGCGCGCGGTGTCGCTCGAGGGCATCCCGCTGCACCTGCCGTCGCCGTTCGTGCCCAGCGGCAACAAGGGCTGCTACCAGCAGTCCGCGTACTGGTCCGAGATCCCGGTCCGTATCCGGCAGAGCTACCAGTTCCTCGTCGCCGGCAACCCGCCCAACTACGACGGGGCGATCCCGCTCTACATCTACATCGGCGACAGCATCGGCGTCGGGCCGATCGACGACGCGTACCTGACCGGGCTCAACTCGCCGACCATCACGCGCACCCCGCGCGACTCGCGGCAGAAGATCTGGAACAAGATCAACCTCGCCGTCGAGACGTACGACGCGTGCGACAACAGCAACACCAGCGGCACGGTGAACGCGCTCGCCGGCCCGGAGTGCTCGATGACGGTCGTGCTGATGAACATGCACCCGGTGACCGGTTTCGTGTTGATCAAGCGGTGCAGCAACAGCAGCGCGCTGATCGCCAACGTGTCGCCGTACAGCGGCGGCGGCACCAGCGGCGGGCGCTGGAGCAAGAGCTTCACGTCGACCGAGCACTACGGGCAGCTGGTCGCCGACTACCAGAACACCGTCAACTACATCAACCGCATCCTCGGCCGGCAGGCGGACCTCAAGGCGATCTTCGTGTGCCTCGGCACGAACGACCAGATCAGCAACGGTGCCGGCGCGCAGTTCGCCGCCGAGCTCGCACAGTTCGTCGCCGACATGCGGTCGGACTTCGGCACGCGCACCAGCGGCCCGAACGTGCCGGTGATCTGGCGCGTGCCGCAGCTCGGCGCCAGCACCGCGCTGCCCAACGAGTCGGTGGTCGTGCGGCAGGCGCTGCTCGATTATGAGGCGGTCGACCCGGAGTTCGTGGCGATGAACGTCGACGATCTCGAGCGGCAGGCGTCCGACAACCTGCACGAGACGCCGCGCAGCAGCATCCTCGACGGCGAGCGGATGGCGGCGTCATTGCAGACCATCGCCATCTGAGGGTAGCGTTCCCGGCATGGCCGACTCTCGTCGTCGTGACTGGGCGTTCCTCTTCGGTGCCGGCGTGGTCGCGCTGGTCTACTGCGCTGCGCTGATCCTGTGCTGCTCGCGCGCGCCGGCGCAGGTCGTGCGCGCGTGCAACTACGGCACCGCGACCTTCGCCGGCTGGCACCGCACCACCACCGACACCCTGCCGCCGCATTACAGGGGCATGTCGGCCGACGGCCTCGAGTACGCGGCCGGCAAGGCCGTCGGGCTGCTCGGCTACGTGTGCGACGTGCGGCTCAACCTGCCGCCGGGCACCGGCGTCAAGTTCGACCTCGGCACCGGCAAGGCGGTCGACGGCGACGACCCGAAGGTGCCGGTCGACGTCGCCGGGGCGCCGGTGGTCGCCGGCGGCAAGCTGCAGCTGCTCGACGCGTTGGTCGACGGGGCAGGGACCGACTTCCACTGGCGCGGGCGACCGTGGCCAGCAGCCGCGCCGATGCTCACCGTCGACGCCTGGGCGACGTGGTACCCGGGGCAGTCGTGGGCGGTCGGCGAGCTCGTGGTGACCGCCAGCAACCCCGCGGTGCTCGACCTCGTCGCCACGGTGCCGCCCGGCGGGCTGACGCTCGGGTGGTCGAGCGGGCTCGCCGTGGTCGACGGGCTGCCGTGGAACACGCCGCTGCTCGCCGGCGGCGAGACGCTGGGCAACAGCCAGTCGCGCGCGTGGCGGTTCGTGTGCGGGCTCGGCGGCGGCGCGATCGCCGACGTGCAGAGCGCGCTGGGCGAGTCGGCGGCCGCGATCGCGGTGATCGGCATCAGCAAGCCCGGGCTGCTCGGCGGGTTCGCGGCGCCGCCGCTGAAGTTCGACCCGGTGGGCTGGGCGCACGAGCGGCTGCCGAAGGCGCGCGCGGCGCTGCACACGTGGGACATCCTGCGCGACTCGCGCGGCGGCAGCGTCGGCGTCAGCCCGCGCAGCGGCGACACCGGCGACCAGGAGGACCAGCCCGGCGTCTGCAAAGGCGTCGAGGAGACCGCGTCGCCGTGGCCCGGCCCATACTGGGTCAGCTACTACGCGGCCATGGGGCAGCTGCGCCGGCCCGACAAGCACCTCGAGGCCGACGGCTCGCTGCTCGCGTGGATGTCGCACCCGGACCTGTCGCTGTGGGTGAGCCAGCCGAACTTCCCCGACACCGCGGCGACCGACCACCTCGGCAAGCCGCGCATGGTGCAGCTCGGCAGCGAGACGCACGCGTGGGAGGGCGCCGACACCGAGCACGACTTCCTGGGGCGGCTCGCGCAGGCGCTGCAGTGGACGGCGTCGCCGGCGCTGCAGTGGTACGTGCAGAACAAGTGCCGCGTGTTCCTGTTCACCGAGACGCTCGACCCGCGGTTCGCGACGACGCAGATCACCGACGCGTCGCGCGCGTGGGCGTGGGAGGCGCTGATCGCGGCGTGGTGTTACGAACTGTCGGACGACAGACAGATCGCCAACGCGGTGCGGCAGCGCGAGCACGACCGCGCGCAGCTGGTCTATGCGCGGTTCGGGTGGGTCAACAGACCGGCCGAGTGGTTCGACGTGCGCAACGACGCGCGCATCAACGACGCGATCGGCGGCGGCTTCACGCTGGGCACGCTCGCCTACCAGCAGGGCATGGCCGGGTTGATGCAGGTCGCGGGCGAGGTGCTCGGCGACGCTGTACTGGTCGAGTGGGCCGGCCGCCTCGCGCAGACCGCGACCAGCTACGGATGGACGCAGGACGCGCAGGGCCGGTGGATCGCGTGGGACATGGTCGGCGTGCACCCCGACGGCTCGCCGCTGCCGACGCCGTACGTCGAGGGCCAGGGCGCGCACAGGACCGGGTTCTTCGACACGACGTGGTTCGCCCCGGGCGTGTGGACGGTGCTGCGGCAGGACCCGACGAACACGCGCGCGAAGGCGATCTACGCGCAGCTGCTCGCGACGCCGACCACGGCGCCGAACCAACCGATCCGCACGAACGACTGGATCTTGCCCATCGGCGCCGCGCGCGCGGTCACCGTCGTCAGCGCGGTGCCGGTCTCGATCGCCCCGGTGAAGTGATGGCCGGCATCCCCGAAGCGATCGAGGCCTACGTCGCGCGCAAGACGGCCGAGGAGACGGCGCTGCGCACGAAGATCGCCGCCGCCGCCGAGCGGTTCTTGCTGGAGCCGTTCTCGCCGGTCGCGCGCCGGGCGCTGCGCGACGCGCTCGACGCAGCGATCCAGTACGACAGCGAGAAGGCGGTCGGTTGATGGCGCGCGTCGCGTGGCCCGAGCACGTGGTGTCGCCGCACATCCAGCAGCACTCGCTGAAGGTGCC